AGAACAAGTGTTGCGGGACCAGTGCCAACTTTTGTTACAACAACGTTTGAAGTTGCTTCTGCGTCACCATTGTCGATAAGACGCGAATCAGAAAAATCCATAACGTGCTGGCCGTCTGTTAACAGCAGAATTGTGTTTGAGCCGCGCTGAACTACCCAGTGTACGTTGTTACCGCAAGACCACTCAGCTGAAACAATGTTCATACGAGTGACGTTTTCGCCTGCGGAATTAGCACCAATTGTAGCTGTTGGATGATTTCTTTTAATGAAACCACTAGCGTTGAACTTGGCGATGAACCATCCGCCCTTAACGTGCTTGTTTACAATTCCTTCTGCAGCCATTATTCATCTCCGAGTGATTCTACAACGAAGTCAAGAATCTTCTCAAAAGAATCTGCGCTTTCGTTGACGGCTGCACGGAATACTTCGCGATTGCCTGTATTCAGATTTTCATAAACCTGATGGAGAGCATCCCAAGTATCTTGATTGATTTCGATTGCATCCCCGTTCAGCAGATCAATATAAACGATGTCTTCGTCAGACTCGCTGATTACTGGCTGATTAACGAAGAGTGATTCTTTGAACGCTTGAACTGAAGAAGGAGACTGACGTACTGGCTTCATATCGCCTTGTGTCTTGTCAGCGCGTGTCAGTGGAGTCTTGCTGCCCTTGAATCCAGATTGATCCTTGAGATCGGAAGTTCCCTGCTTGATAGGAGAGCGATCGCCGTTCTCTGGTTGATGCTCAGCTTGCTTGGTCTCACCACCCTTGCTTGATACAGGATAATCTTTTACTTCGCGAGTATGCGCATCAGCAAAATCAACTTCTCCCTGAGCGCGCGGTCTAAGAGCGGCCGCTTCAGGATTTGCTTTGTCTAGAGCCTCACGCAGTTGTCTGAACGTCTTCATCTGAAATATTCTCCTGTTCTGCGGGCTCTTCTGCCTGAGAATTAAACATGGAAGAAGCGATCTCGATTTTTCTCAGCTCGAGGGCGTCTTGAATCTTTGTCGCTATAGCAGCACCAATGGCGTCACGAAACTCCGCGGCGTTCTCGTTTGATGCGGCTTGAATAGCAGTGTAAATATGTTCCATTATGATACCTCAACTTGTGATTCTATTTATAAAAAACATCTTGTTAAAAGAAGGTTAGGAATCCCTGCTCTCTTACAAAATTCCATCCATTTGAAGTTTCAGACCCAAAACCAGCTAGATTTGTTGCGTCATCGTTGTAAAATAGTGCGGTCGCGGGAATAGCTTCTTTAGGAGAATTACGAACATAAACTGAAGACTGCACGCTTCCTGGTGTTACAGAAGTATTAGGTGTAGCAACTACATTATAACTGTTTATTTTAATATGACGTACATTTTGTGGCGTTGTATTAGCAACTACAATCTTTGCATACCAACCACCTTCAATCGGATCTGATACAACGTCAGCTGTGCTATCTACAATAATCGGATTTGCTGTATTCGCTCCAGATATTTCAAACTTATTAGTTAAAATGAATGTGCTGTTTCTATTAAAACTAATTGTTGCATTATAGGCCGTATTTTTGATGCTATAGAAAGTAGCAGTTTTTGATCCACCTACAACACTTCTAGAGCGAACAGTTAGCGTACCAGCTCCGGCCTGATTCAACGTAGAAAAAATGTTTCCGTTAGCAGTAAACGTCTTGGCAGAAGCAGAAGTCATATTAATTGTACCAAGACCAGAATATGTGATGTTGCTGCCATCTGCCAAAAATGCTGAAGCTCCGCTTCCAACAACTGTTATCTGACCGTTGGTGCCATGATTGATTGTTCTCGAAGCAGTTCCAGAAGCAGTAAACGTTCCTATTGTAAACGTGTATCCATTCAATACAAGATTGCCGGATGTGTATGTTGTTAGGCGTGTTGAACCAACTGTAACCGCGCTCCCTAAAGAATAAGATCCTGTACCGCTGAATGTTACAGGTTTATCAATAGTTTCGCCGTTGGTAGTAATTGTTTGCGTTCCAGTACCAGCGAATGTTAATGTGCCGCTGCTTCCACCGGTAAATGTAACATTGCTGCTTCCTTCAAAAATAAAATTGCCATATACTGTAAGATTTTCTGTTATTGAACTGAATGTATAAGCCTTGTCTTTAAATGTGATATTTTTAACGCCATTCCCCGATGTTATAGTGAAAGTTCCATCCGTTAAATCGATTACAAAACTAGTAGAATTAGATTGTGTCAATCCAGTCGAACCTGGAGAGATCTGTCTGGTATTTGTTGAACCAGATCCATATAGTTCTACTGTAAGATCAGTGATAGTTAGATTTGTAGCAACCGCAGTATTCCAGACGTTTTGAGTGCTTGAAATATTGAATGTGTTTTTCCAAACACCGCCAGTTGAAGTTATGCCTCTTACGCCAGTACCGCCTCCGCTAAATGTTCCAGCAGTTTGAACAATATTGTAATTGCCCATAACAATAGTTCCGGTTGTTAATGTAATAGAACAACCGTTTCCAGATGTGCCACAAGTAAATTGATCTTGCAAAGTATATTGTGCAGTACCGCTAAAAGTTATGTTACTCCAGTTAACATTTTTACCATTGGTTGTGATATACTGATACGTTTGCCCATTTGCTACAGTCCCTGCAAATGTTAATGTTGTGCCAGTAGAATGATTTATACTCATTCCGCTTGATATTATTAGATTACCATATATCGTAAGGGTGTCTGTACTCCATGTAGTAGTACTTCCAGTGAAATCAAGAGTTCGAACGTAACCTTGAATATTATGTACGCCTGTTGTTGAAGAAGTGATATACAAATCAACAGAATTTGTTTCAGTAGCACCTGAAGTATCACCATGGAAAAATATTATTCCAGGAGTATCTGTATATTCTACTCTTCTGTTACCAGATACAGTAAAGTTGGTTAATGTAGATCCGTCCCATTCTCTATTTGATGGTTGTCCTACACTTCCAGTAAGAACAATTTTTCCACTAGTACCAAAAGCAATACTTCTAGCCGTTGAGCCAGTAAATGTAAACGACGGTGTTGTTAATGTTTTATCGTTAAGAGTAATAGTTCCTGCTGTTAAAATAGTATATAATGTAGCAGTATAATTATCTTGCAACGTCCATCCACCACCAACACCGTTAAATTCAACTTCTAATAACGAAGTGCCATTTGTAGTGATTGTTTTTCCAGTAGATGTACTTGCAAATACTAATTTTCCAGATATAGTTTCTATGCCAGTAAACGAAAAATTAGTAGAAGGAATATAAAAATCGCCATAGACATTAATTATAGCACCTGAGCCATATATTGTTAATGTCATTGCGCGATCTAAACCGGAAGCTGTAAAATTTCTACAATTTACAGTAACACCTGTTCCAGTTAAAATATCAAATGCAGATCCGCTATCTGATCCTGCGTCAAAATATACATCAGTGTATTGATCTGGATAATATCCTGCGCTGCTTCCTCCAGAGAAATAAGACCAATTGGTAGTGCTTGAGTTGTTCCATGTTCCACTACCACCAATCCAATATAATGGTGGATTATAGAAATATAAATTTGTGTTATTGCTGGTGTTAGTTGAGTTTGGTCCCATGTACCAAGTATCAACTGGGCTGCCTGTGATATCTCTTACAGTAACATAGTTTGTGCGAACTTTAGATGATCCAGCATAAACTAACGTGGCTGCAACACCAGCAGTTGTAGTATCTAATGTAGAAATGTCGCCTGAGTTGTTTCCGAAAGAAAATGTGCTGAATGTATTCGTCGTTCCAGCTTCAAATCTTAAATTACCACCAGAAGTAATAGTTAACGTGTTAAATGTGTTACTTCCATATATGTCAAATCTATTTGAAGATGATGAAGTTGTAAGATTATTATATGTTAATCCGCCACCTCTAAACTCAACCGTAGTAGTTGAAGCATGAGTCGAAACAATATTGGCTGTACCTTTTATAAATGTTAGATTTGTTGTGGTTGTAGTATTCCAAATGGCACCAGTACCATTTAAAGTCCATGTTCCAGAACCCATATTGACAGTTCGAACATTACTGTTATTGCTAGCAAAAACTCTGCATGTAATATTGTATGAACCAGCTTCAAATGTGCCGTTTGTAACAGTTAAAGCCGCAGTGGTGGCACCACTTCCAAGATTTAAATTGCTTGCTGCTTGGAAAGTTCCTCCAACACCATCAATAACTAAACTAAAATCATGTCCTGCAGCAGGAGAATTAAGACTTATAGTTTTAGTTCCGCTTGTAGCTGCGAGATTGAATACTCCGCCAGATGCTATTCTTCCATTACTTGCACAAGTAAAATTGCCATAAACATAGATTGGATTTGTTGTAGTAGGTTGAATTCTAGTTAAAGTATCAGATGAATTGTGAGTTAAATTTCTAACTTTACTCAGTGAAATCAATTCTACTAATCCGCTACCAGTAGCAGTAACAGTTAAATCTGGCGCATTACTTTCTATTGTTCCGCCAGCAGTACTTCCAAAAAGGTATTGTCTTACGTTCGATGAAGACCCTGCAATTTCAATATTAGGATTTCCTGTTAGAGTAAGATTTGTAACTGTAGCACAGTTAACAACTGCTGCAGCACTAGTAAGACCTGATAAAACAAGTTTTCCAGAAGTACCAAAATCGATTTCTCTTACATTTGAATTGTTTGAACTAAATTGACCAATGGTCATTGTATATTCATTTAAATCAAGTGTGCCGTTAGTCAACGTAACATTATCTGAGTTTGGCGCGCCAGTATAAGCATCTAACAACTGAACTATAGTTCCAGTTCCGTCAATCGCCATTCTAAATTCAACGGCTTTTCCATTTGTTGTAACTGTTTGTGTACCGCTAGGTTTAGAAAATGTAAGCGTTCCGCTATTAAAATTTGGATTGGTTCCAGCAACTACGAGATTTCCATACAATCTTGCTGCTGTTGATATATTAACAGTTGATCCAGAAATATTTTCAACAGTTAAATTAGTAAATGAATGAGTTACTGATGTAGTAACTGTTGATGCTGGATTAATTCTAAGATTTGGTGCAGCAGCTTGAATGGCATTACTTCCACTGAGAGTAACTGTAACAGCACCGCCACTACCATTAAATTCAAATAATGGATTTGAGCCAAGATAGCTAAGATTTGTTGCAGTTTGCAAAGATAATGCAGAAGCAGTAACATTCAATGTTAACACTATTTTTGATACTGATCCAAAGTCAATTACTTTTGCGCTACTTCCACCAGATTCAAAAGAACCAAAAATGGTCATATTATATTCGTTTAGATCAATAGTTCCTGATGTAAGAGTTACTGCTCTTGCTGTAGAAGTGCCAACGCTCATATTACTTAGAAGTTGCCAAGTTCCACCAACGCCATTAAACGTGATTGGAAAATCAATTACTTCGCCATTTGTAGTAATCGTGTGCGTACCACTAGTTGCTGCGAAAGTTGTTACTAGAGTACCAGCAGTCAATGTTGGGCTTGTTCCACCAATAGTTAGATCACCATAAATTGATCTTGTTCCATTACTCAAAGTAATATTAGAACTATTGTCAATTGTAAAATCTTTAATATTACCTGTAACTGCAATTGTTGCTGCGGCAACAGGCGACAATTGCAGATTAATTAAACTAGAAGTTGAAGTTACAGTTAACGGTCCTACTCCAGAACCTGTAACTTGAAACAATGGATTTGTACCAGTAACAGTTAAATTGGTTTCTGTTGTCATAGTACAAAGTGTTGTCGTAGTTGCTCCTGTAGCTGAAAGAACAATTTTACCAGTAGCGCCAAACGCAATCGTTCTGGCATTTGAATTGCTTGATGAAAATTGACCAAAAATTGTAAACGTAAATCCGTTTAGATCAAGAGTGCCATTTGTAAGAGTAACAGTTCTTACTGTAGATGTTCCAACGCTCAGAGCGTCTTGTAGTTGCCAAGTTCCGCCAACACCACTGAATGTTAGCGGAAAATCAATCACATCACCGTTTGTTGTAATCGTTTTAATACCACTAGTAGCTGCGAATGTAGTCACACTAGCACCTGCTGCCATTGTTGGCGTTGTGCCAGATATTGTAAAGTTCCCGTAAATAGTTCTTGCGCTATTATTAAGAGTTATATCAAAGTTATCTATTGTAAGATTACGAACAGAGCCAGTTAATGTAACAGTTGTTGTTGTTGCGCTTGAGAGTCGAACGTTAAATACATTTGATTCTGTAGCGCCAGCATTATTCATAGTTAAAGTCGCTGTTCCGCCAGTTCCTGTTAGTTGAACCAACGGATCAGTACCAACAACAGAAAGGTTGGTTGCAGTTGATGTATTCCAAACCGTAGTTCCTGACAAAGTAAGAATAATTTTAGATGCGCTACCAAAATCTATTGTTCTTGCTGTAGAACTAGAAGAAGTAAACAATCCATAAACTGTTAAATTGTATTCATTAAGATCAAGCGTGCCTTGAATAAATGTTACGGTTCTTGAAGTGGCAACACCAATATTAAGATTGTGCGCCAATTGTACTGTTCCTGTACCATAAAAATTAAACTGTACAGGGCAATCCATGGTGTTGCTATTATTGCCGTTTAGATTGATAATGTGAGTAGTGGGAATTCCAGAAAAATACATAATTTGAGCGTTAAAATTTATCGTTGGGTTTGTTCCATTGACGATAAAATTACCGCCTATCACCATAGGACCATTAAAATTGAATGTGATGCTGTTGTTTTCGATTGTTAAATTACCAAACGACTGACCATCAGCAACTGCACCAAAATTAATTGTTCCTGCAGTTGCAGCAATTTCCCAATTAATATAAGATGCGCTTCTATCGCCTACAGCTCTTGCTGGATCATATCTTCTGGTAGTTGCAGCATTGCTACCTAATACACGAACAGTAATATTACCATCAGTAGTATTGCCTGTGTTTACGTTTCCATCAAAAACAGTAGCAGTTGTATCAAGAGTAAGAATAATTCTATTTGTAGTTCCACCAGTGTTCTGAAGTCTGATACCACCAGCAGTTTGATTCCATGTTCCGTACAGAGTAAAATCATAACCCATCAAGTCAAATGTGCCATTCGACATTGTAACAGCACGAGAAGTAGATGTACCAACTGTTAACGCACCAGTTAATTGCCAAGTACCACCAACTCCATTAAATGTTAATGGGAAATCTAATGTTTTTCCACTGGTTGTAATTGTTTTCGTACCACTAGTTGCTGCAAACGTCCACGCATTAGCACCCGCAGTTAATGTTGGTGTTGTTCCGTTGATAGTTAAATTGCCGTAAATGGTAATTGCTATATTTGATATTGTAATGCTATTATTGGCGATAATAAGATTTCTTACAGTATTACTTGCAGTAAAAGAAACTGTACCAGCCGTATTCAATAAACTAAAACTTATTGAATTAGCTTCAGATAATGCTCCAGCACTAATAGTTTTCGTAGTAGCTCCACCACCCGTTAATTCAACTAATGGCGTACCACTAACTGTTAAATTCGTTACTGTTCCCGTATTCCAAACCGTTGCAGTAGAAGCAGATGTGACTACTATTTTGCCGGTGCCAAAATTGATTGATCTAGTATTGCTGTTACTACTTGCAAAGTTATCACAAGTGAATGTGTACGATCCTAGTGCAAGAGTACCGTTTGTTAACGTAGCTGCGCCTGTGATTGTAGCTGCATCTTGTAAAGTCCAAGTGCCACCTACACCGTCAAATGTAAA